TACACGACGCTCTTCCGATCTGTGAAATACCTCCCTTTTGTGGATTTGTCTGTTTGTCGACTTTTTGTGTTGGTGGTGAGTGTTGTGCAGCCTGAGCTTCCTGGGTCTCGTGATTGGTGTGAGGAGACGCGTCGTTGGTGGCGTGTGTGGGGTGAGGATAGTCGCGCGCAGTATGTGTCTGATGAGGAGTGGCTGTTCTTGTTGGATGCGGCTGTGATTCATGATTGTGTGTGGCGTGAGGGTCGCGCGGATTTGGTGGCTTCGCTTCGTGCCCATGTGAAGGCGTTTATGGGCATGTTGGATCGTTATTCGGTTGATGTGGCGTCTGGTGGCCGTGGTGGGGGTTCTGCGGTGGCGATGATTGACCGGTATAGGAAGCGCAAGGGGGCCTGATTAGGTGTCTGGTGTTGTTGGGTCTCAGGTGCCTCGTCATCGGGTGGCTGCGGCGTATTCGGTGTCTGCTGGCGGGGATGCTGGTGAGTTGGGTCGTGCGTATGGGTTGACGCCTGATCCGTGGCAGCAGCAGGTGTTGGATGACTGGCTTGCTGTCGGTGGTAATGGCAGGCTTGCTTCGGGTGTGTGTGGGGTGTTTGTGCCTCGCCAGAATGGCAAGAATGCTATTTTGGAGATTGTGGAGTTGTTTAAGGCGACTATTCAGGGTCGCCGTATTTTGCATACGGCTCACGAGCTGAAGTCGGCTCGTAAGGCGTTTATGCGTTTGAGGTCGTTTTTTGAGAATGAGCGGCAGTTTCCTGATTTGTATCGCATGGTGAAGTCGATTCGTGCAACGAATGGTCAGGAGGCTATTGTGTTGCATCATCCGGATTGTGCCACGTTTGAGCGTAAGTGTGGTTGTCCGGGTTGGGGTTCGGTGGAGTTTGTGGCTCGTAGCCGGGGTTCGGCTCGCGGGTTTACGGTTGATGATTTGGTGTGTGATGAGGCTCAGGAGTTGTCGGATGAGCAGTTGGAGGCGTTGCTTCCTACGGTAAGCGCTGCCCCGTCTGGTGATCCTCAGCAGATTTTTTTGGGGACTCCGCCGGGGCCGTTGGCTGACGGTAGCGTGGTGTTGCGTCTTCGTGGGCAGGCGTTGTCTGGTGGCAAAAGGATTGCGTGGACGGAGTTTTCGATTCCTGACGAGACGGTTCCGGATGATGTGTCGCGGCAGTGGCGGAAGTTGGCGGGGGATACGAATCCTGCGTTGGGGCGTCGCCTGAATTTTGGGACCGTAAGCGATGAGCATGAGTCGATGTCTGCGGCCGGTTTTGCGAGGGAGCGGCTTGGCTGGTGGGATCGTGGCCAGTCTGCTGCGTCGGTGGTTCCTGCGGATAAGTGGGCTCAGTCTGCGGTGGATGAGGCGAGTCTGGTTGGCGGGAAAGTGTTTGGTGTCTCGTTTTCTCGTTCTGGGGATCGGGTTGCTTTGGCGGGTGCCGGCAAGACTGATGCTGGTGTTCATGTTGAGGTGATTGATGGGCTGTCGGGAACGATTGTTGATGGTGTGGGCCGGTTGGCTGACTGGTTGGCGGTTCGTTGGGGTGACACTGAGCGGATCATGGTTGCCGGGTCTGGTGCGGTGTTGTTGCAGAAGGCGTTGACGGATCGTGGTGTTCCGGGTCGGGGCGTGGTTGTTGCGGATACTGGGGTGTATGTGGAGGCGTGTCAAGCGTTCCTGGAAGGTGTCAGGTCTGGGAATGTTTCTCATCCTCGTGCTGATTCTCGCCGTGACATGTTGGATATTGCTGTGAGGTCGGCTGTGCAGAAGCGTAAGGGTTCGGCGTGGGGCTGGGGTTCCTCGTTTAAGGATGGGTCTGAGGTTCCTTTGGAGGCTGTGTCTTTGGCGTATCTTGGTGCGAAGATGGCGAAGGCTAGGCGGCGTGAACGGTCTGGTAGGAAGCGGGTGTCTGTGGTATGAACTCGGATGAGTTGGCTTTGATTGAGGGCATGTTTGATCGTATCCAAAGGTTGTCTTCGTGGCATTGCCGTATTGAGGGCTACTATGAGGGCTCTAGCCGGGTGCGTGATTTGGGGGTTGCTATTCCTCCGGAGTTGCAGCGGGTGCAGACGGTGGTGTCGTGGCCTGGTATAGCTGTGGATGCTTTGGAGGAGCGTCTGGATTGGCTTGGCTGGACTAACGGTGACGGCTACGGCCTGGATGGCGTGTATGCTGCGAATCGGCTTGCTACGGCTTCGTGTGATGTGCATTTGGATGCGCTGATTTTTGGGTTGTCGTTTGTGGCTGTTATCCCCCAAGAGGATGGTACTGTGCTGGTTCGCCCCCAGTCACCAAAGAATTGTACTGGTCGGTTTTCGGCTGATGGGTCTCGTCTGGATGCGGGCCTTGTGGTGCAGCAGACGTGTGATCCTGAGGTTGTTGAGGCGGAGTTGTTGCTTCCTGATGTGATTGTTCAGGTGGAGCGGCGGGGCTCGCGTGAGTGGGTTGAGACGGGCCGTATCGAGAATGTGTTGGGTGCGGTTCCGTTGGCGCCTGTTGTGAATCGTCGCCGTACTTCTAGGATTGATGGCCGTTCGGAGATTACGAGGTCTATTAGGGCTTACACTGATGAGGCTGTTCGCACACTGTTGGGGCAGTCTGTGAATCGTGACTTCTACGCCTATCCGCAAAGGTGGGTGACTGGTGTGTCGGCTGACGAGTTTTCGCAGCCTGGCTGGGTCCTGTCGATGGCTTCTGTGTGGGCTGTGGATAAGGATGATGATGGTGATACCCCGAATGTGGGGTCGTTTCCTGTCAATAGTCCTACACCGTATTCGGATCAGATGAGACTGTTGGCGCAGTTGACGGCGGGTGAGGCTGCGGTTCCTGAACGCTATTTCGGGTTTATCACGTCTAACCCACCTTCGGGTGAGGCTTTGGCTGCCGAGGAATCTCGGCTTGTGAAGCGTGCTGAGCGGCGGCAAACATCGTTTGGTCAGGGCTGGCTGTCTGTCGGTTTCCTGGCTGCGAAAGCGTTGGATTCTCGTGTTGATGAGGCTGCGTTTTTTGGTGATGTTGGTTTGCGTTGGCGTGATGCATCAACACCTACCCGGGCGGCTACAGCGGATGCTGTGACGAAGCTGGTTGGTGCCGGTATTCTTCCGGCGGATTCTCGTACTGTGTTGGAGATGTTGGGGCTTGATGATGTGCAGGTTGAGGCTGTGATGCGGCATCGTGCCGAGTCGTCTGACCCGTTGGCGGCACTGGCTGGGGCTATTTCCCGACAAACTAACGAGGTTTGATAGGCGATGGCTTCGGGCGCTATGTCGAGGCTTGCTGCGACTGAGTATCAGCGTGAGGCGGTCAGGTTTGCTGGGAAGTATGCGGGCTATTATGCCGAGTTGGGTCGTTTGTGGCGTGCCGGCAGGATGAGTGACACGCAGTATGTGCGTTTGTGTGTGGAGTTGGAGCGTGCCGGCCATGATGGTTCGGCGTCGTTGGCTGCCAAATTCGTTTCAGATTTTCGGAAGCTTAACGGTGTGGATCCTGGTTTGATTGTGTATGACGAGTTTGATGCTGCGGCGGCTTTGGCTAGGTCGTTTTCGACTATGAAGATTCTTGAGAGTGACCCGGATAGGGCGAATGACACGATTGATGCTATGGCGGCGGGTGTTAATCGTGCTGTCATGAATGCTGGCCGTGATACGGTTGAGTGGTCTGCTGGCGCGCAGGGCAGGTCGTGGCGTCGGGTGACTGATGGTGATCCGTGTGCTTTTTGTGCCATGTTGGCTACGAGGTCGGATTATACGACTAAGGAGAGGGCACTTACTACTGGTCATACTCGGCGTCATAAGCGTGGCGGTAAGCGCCCGTTTGGTTCGAAGTATCATGATCATTGTGGGTGTACGGTGGTTGAGGTTGTTGGCCCTTGGGAGCCCAGCTCTGCGGACACCGCATATCAGCGGGTTTATGAGAAGGCTCGCGAGTGGGTTGATGATCACGGGTTGCAGCAGTCGCCTGGCAATATTTTGAAGGCTATGCGTACTGTTGGTGGCATGCGATAATTTGATGTAGTTTCCGGTTGTGCACTGCCGGTTATCGGTGCACAAGGTTGTCTCCCGCACGGGGGTCAACAATGTTGTGTTGTTTTCCGCAAGGAGTGTAAGGTTAGGCTATGGCCGATCAGAATGTTGAGGAACAGAATGTCAACAATGATGCTGTTGAGCCCGGAAAGGGTGGAGACATTGTTGATACAGTAAAAGACGATGGCGGGCAGGATGTAGCCGACAATCAGTTGAAGAATGAAGACGAGGGTAAATCGTCTGGGACTGATTGGAAGGCTGAGGCCCGTAAATGGGAGTCTCGTGCTAAAAGTAATTTCGCCGAGTTGGAGAAGCTTCGTACATCGAGTGACGATTCTGGATCTACTATTGATGAGCTTCGCCGCAAGAATGAGGAACTCGAAGACAGGATCAACGGGTTTGTTCTTGAGGGTGTGAAGCGCGAGGTGGCTGCCGAGTGTGGCCTTTCGGGTGATGCTGTCGCTTTTTTGAGTGGTGGTGATCGTGAAGCACTGGTGGAGTCTGCTAAGGCTTTGAAGGGTTTGATCGACCATAGTAGTGGTGGCGCGGGTGTGCGCCGTCTTGCGGGGAGTGCCCCCGTGGATGATGTTAAACGACGTGAGGGTGTCGCGTTTGTGGATGCTCTTGTCAATAATTCTAGGAGATGATTTCTGATGGCTGACGATTTTCTTTCTGCAGGGAAGCTTGAGCTTCCTGGTTCTATGATTGGTGCGGTTCGTGACCGTGCTATCGATTCTGGTGTTTTGGCGAAACTGTCGCCGGAGCAGCCGACTATTTTCGGCCCTGTGAAGGGTGCCGTGTTTAGCGGTGTTCCTCGCGCGAAGATTGTTGGTGAGGGCGAGGTTAAGCCGTCTGCTTCTGTTGATGTTTCGGCGTTTACTGCGCAGCCTATCAAGGTTGTGACTCAGCAGCGTGTCTCGGACGAGTTTATGTGGGCTGACGCTGATTACCGTCTGGGTGTGCTTCAGGATCTGATTTCTCCCGCTCTTGGCGCCTCGATTGGTCGCGCCGTGGATCTGATTGCTTTCCATGGTATTGATCCTGCCACTGGTAAGCCTGCTGCGGCTGTCCAGTCTTCGCTGGATAAGACGAAGCATATTGTTGATGCCACGGATTCTGCTACGACCGATCTTGTTAAGGCTGTCGGCCTTATCGCTGGGGCCGGTTTGCAGGTTCCTAACGGTGTTGCTTTGGATCCGGCGTTCTCGTTTGCTCTGTCGACTGAGGTGTATCCGAAGGGGTCGCCGCTTGCCGGTCAGCCGATGTATCCTGCCGCCGGTTTCGCCGGTTTGGATAATTGGCGCGGCCTGAATGTTGGTGCTTCTTCGACTGTTTCGGGTGCCCCGGAGATGTCGCCTGCCTCGGGTGTTAAGGCTATTGTTGGTGATTTCTCTCGTGTTCATTGGGGTTTCCAGCGTAACTTCCCGATCGAGCTGATCGAGTATGGTGATCCGGATCAGACTGGGCGCGATTTGAAGGGCCATAATGAGGTTATGGTTCGCGCCGAGGCTGTGCTGTATGTGGCTATCGAGTCGCTTGATTCGTTTGCTGTTGTGAAGGAGAAGGCTGCCCCGAAGCCTAATCCGCCGGCTGGTAACTGATTCATTTGTTGCGGTAATGTTTATGCTGTGTGCAGGGGGTGGTGTTGATGGGTATCATTTTGAGGCCTGAGGATATTGAGCCTTTCGCCGATATTCCTAGGGAGAAGCTTGAGGCGATGATTGCTGATGTGGAGGCTGTGGCTGTCAGTGTCGCCCCCTGTATCGCTAAACCGGATTTCAAATATAGGGATGCCGCTAAGGCTATTCTGCGCAGGGCTTTGTTGCGCTGGAATGATACGGGTGTTTCTGGCCAGGTGCAGTATGAGTCTGCGGGCCCGTTTGCTCAGACTACACGGTCGAATACTCCCACGAATTTGTTGTGGCCTTCTGAGATTGCTGCGTTGAAGAAGTTGTGTGAGGGTGATGGTGGGGCTGGTAAAGCGTTCACTATCACACCGACCATTAATAGTAGATATGCACATTCTGAGGTGTGTTCTACTGTGTGGGGTGAGGGTTGCTCGTGCGGTTCTGATATTAACGGCTACGCTGGCCCTTTGTGGGAGATATGATATGACTGGTTTTCCTTATGGTGAAACGGTTGTGATGCTTCAGCCGACTGTTCGTGTCGATGATCTGGGCGACAAGGTGGAAGACTGGTCTAAGCCTGTCGAGACTGTGTATCATAATGTGGCCATCTATTCTTCGTTGTCGCAGGAGGATGAGGCTGCCGGCCGTGACTCGGATTATGAGCATTGGTCGATGCTGTTCAAGCAGCCTGTCAAGGGTGCCGGTTATCGGTGTCGTTGGCGTATTCGGGGTGTTGTGTGGGAGGCTGACGGGTCTCCTATAGTGTGGCATCATCCGATGTCTGGCTGGGATGCGGGTACACAGATTAATGTGAAGCGCAAGAAGGGCTGATAGGTTGTGGATCAGGATGTGAATGTGAAGCTGAACTTGCCGGGTATTCGTGAGGTGTTGAAGTCACCTGGGGTGCAGGCAATGTTGGCTGAGCGTGGCGAGCGTGTCAAGCGTGCAGCCTCGGCGAATGTGGGCGGTAACGCTTTCGATAAGGCCCAATACCGTAATGGTTTGTCGTCGGAGGTGCAGGTTCACCGTGTTGAGGCTGTGGCGAGGATTGGCACCACATATAAGGGTGGTAAAAGGATTGAGGCGAAGCATGGCACGCTGGCCCGGTCGATTGGGGCTGCGTCGTGATCGTTTACGGTGATCCTCGCGTGTGGGCTAAACGCGTGCTCAAGGATGATGGCTGGCTGTCCGATATACCGTGTACAGGGACGGTACCCGACGATTTCAGCGGTGACCTGATCTGGTTGGCGTTGGATGGTGGCCCACAGTTGCATGTGCGTGAGCGTGTTTTTTTGCGCGTGAATGTGTTTTCTGATACGCCTGATCGGGCTATGTCTTTGGCGCGTCGTGTTGAGGCTGTGCTGGCTGACGGTGTGGACGGGGATCCGGTGGTGTACTGTAAACGGTCTACTGGCCCTGATTTGCTGGTTGATGGTGCACGTTTTGATGTGTATTCGCTTTTTGAGCTGATATGTAGGCCTGTCGAATCCGAGTAAGCATATTGTTGATTTTTAGTTTGATTGTTTTTTAGTTTTATTGTTTTTTGGGGGTTATGATGGTTGCAACACGTAAAGCGTCTAATGTTCGCTCTGCTGTTACTGGCGACGTTTATATTGGTGACGCGCACGCGGGTGATACTATTAAGGGTGTGGAGGCGGTTCCTTCCGGGCTTACAGCTTTAGGGTATCTGTCTGATGATGGGTTTAAGATTAAGCCTGAGCGTAAAACGGATGATTTGAAGGCTTGGCAGAATGCGGATGTTGTTCGCACTGTTGCCACCGAGTCGTCTATCGAGATTTCTTTCCAGCTGATCGAATCCAAGAAAGAGGTTATCGAGCTGTTTTGGCAGTCGAAGGTTACTGCCGGATCCGATTCGGGTTCGTTCGATATTTCTCCTGGTGCCACCACTGGCGTGCACGCCCTGTTGATGGATATTGTTGATGGGGATCAGGTTATTCGCTACTATTTCCCTGAGGTTGAGCTTATCGATCGTGACGAGATTAAGGGTAAGAACGGCGAAGTGTACGGGTATGGTGTGACGTTGAAGGCTTACCCTGCTCAGATTAATAAGACTGGTAATGCGGTGTCTGGTCGGGGGTGGATGACGGCTTTAAAAGCTGATACTCCCCCGAATCCTCCGAAGCCTCAGCCGGATCCGAATCCTCCGTCCGGTAACTGATACACGATTTTAGGGGATTGTTGATAGATGAGTGATACTGGTTTCACGTTAAAGATTGGTGACCGTAGTTGGGTGTTGGCGGATGCGGAAGAGACGGCGCAGGCTGTTCCTGCCCGCGTTTTTCGCCGTGCCGCCAGGATTGCCCAGTCGGGGGAGTCGGCGGATTTCGCTCAGGTTGAGGTGATGTTTTCTATGTTGGAGGCTGCCGCCCCAGCTGACGCGGTGGAGGCCCTGGAGGGGCTTCCTATGGTTCGTGTGGCGGAGGTTTTCCGTGAGTGGATGGAATACAAGCCTGACGGTAAGGGTGCCTCGCTGGGGGAATAGTTTGGCTCCACGGCCTGATTGATGATTATCGTGGGGCCATCGAATACGATTTCCGCACCAAGTTTGGTGTTTCTGTTTATAGTGTTGGTGGCCCGCAGATGTGTTGGGGTGAGGCTGTTCGGCTGGCTGGCGTGTTGTGTACCGATACGTCTTGTCAGTTGGCGGCCCACCTGAATGGTTGGCAGCGCCCGTTTGAGTGGTGCGAGTGGGCTGTGTTGGATATGCTGGATCATTACAGGTCTGCTAATAGTGAGGGGCAGCCGGAGCCTGTGGCGAGGCCTACGGATGAGCGTAGGGCCCGGTTTACGTCTGGGCAGGTGGACGATATTTTGGCGCGTGTTCGTGCCGGTGGCGGGGTGTCTCGCGAGATTGATATTATGGGGTGAATAGTGTATGTCTGGTGAGATTGCTTCCGCATATGTGTCGTTGTATACGAAGATGCCTGGTTTGAAGGCTGATGTTGGTAAACAGCTTTCCGGGGTGATGCCTGCTGAGGGTCAGCGTTCGGGTAGTCTTTTTGCTAAAGGCATGAAGTTGGCTTTGGGTGGCGCCGCAATGATGGGCGCTATTAGTGTTGCTAAGAAGGGTCTCAAGTCGATTTATGATGTGACTATTGGTGGCGGTATTGCTCGCGCTATGGCTATTGATGAGGCTCAGGCTAAGTTGACTGGTTTGGGTCATACGTCTTCTGACACGTCTTCGATTATGAATTCGGCTATTGAGGCTGTGACTGGTACGTCGTATGCGTTGGGGGATGCGGCTTCTACTGCGGCGGCGTTGTCTGCTTCTGGTGTGAAGTCTGGCGGGCAGATGACGGATGTGTTGAAGACTGTCGCCGATGTGTCTTATATTTCGGGTAAGTCGTTTCAGGATACGGGCGCTATTTTTACGTCGGTTATGGCTCGCGGTAAGTTGCAGGGCGATGACATGTTGCAGCTTACTATGGCGGGTGTTCCTGTTCTGTCTTTACTTGCCAGGCAGACGGGTAAAACGTCTGCTGAGGTGTCGCAGATGGTGTCGAAGGGGCAGATTGATTTTGCCACGTTTGCGGCTGCGATGAAGCTTGGCATGGGTGGTGCTGCGCAGGCGTCTGGTAAGACGTTTGAGGGCGCTATGAAGAATGTTAAGGGCGCCCTGGGCTATCTGGGTGCTACGGCTATGGCGCCGTTTCTTAACGGCCTGCGGCAGATTTTTGTTGCGTTGAATCCGGTTATCAAGTCGGTGACGGATTCTGTGAAGCCCCTGTTTGCGTCGGTGGATCAGGGGATTCAGCGGGTGATGCCGTCTATTTTGGCGTGGATTAATCGCATGCCGGCTATGATCACTCGAATGAATGCACAGATGCGCGCCAAGGTAGAGCAGTTGAAGGGCATTTTTGCGAGAATGCATTTGCCTGTCCCGAAGGTGAATTTGGCTGCCATGTTTGCTGGCGGCACGGCGGTGTTTGGTGTTGTGGCTGCCGGTGTGGGGAAGCTTGTTGCGGGGTTTGCCCCGTTGGCGGTGTCGTTGAAGAATCTGTTGCCGTCATTTGGCGCTTTGAGGGGTGCCGCCGGGGGGCTTGGCGGCGTGTTTCGCGCCCTGGGTGGCCCTGTCGGGATTGTGATCGGGCTGTTTGCGGCAATGTTTGCCACTAACGCCCAGTTCCGTGCCGCTGTTATGCAGCTTGTGGCTGTGGTTGGTCAGGCTTTGGGGCAGATTATGGCGGCTGTGCAGCCACTGTTTGGTCTAATTGCTGGTTTGGTGGCACGGTTGGCGCCAGTGTTTGGGCAGATTATCGGCATGGTTGCCGGTTTGGCTGCCCAGATTGTGCCTTTGATTAGTATGTTGGTTGCCCGGCTGGTTCCTGTGATCACGCAGATTATTGGTGCGGTGACGCAGGTTGCTGCCATGTTGTTGCCGGCGTTGATGCCGGTGTTGCAGGCTGTTGTTGCTGTGATACGGCAGGTTGTTGGCGTGATCATGCAGTTGGTGCCTGTTTTGATGCCTGTGATTCAACAGATTTTGGGTGCGGTCATGTCTGTGTTGCCGCCTATCATCGGCCTGATCCGGTCGCTGATACCAGTCATCATGTCTGTTATGCGTGTGGTGATGCAGGTTGTTTCGGTTGTGTTGCAGGTGGTGGCCCGCATTATTCCGGTTGTGATGCCGATTGTGACAGCTGTGATCGGGTTTGTTGCACGTATTCTTGGCGCTATTGTGTCTGCTGCAGCCCGCATTATTGGGACTGTCACCCGTGTCATCTCATGGGTTGTGGGCCATTTGGTGTCGGGTGTGGCACGTATGGGTTCGGTTATTCAGGCTGGCTGGAATCATATTAGGGCGTTTACGTCAGCGTTTATTAACGGTTTCAAGTCGGTGATTTCTGGCGGAGTGAACGCGGTTGTGGGGTTTTTTGCCCGGCTTGGTTCTTCGGTTGCTTCTCATGTGAGGTCTGGTTTTAACGCGGCCCGTGGTGCCGTTTCTTCTGCGATGGGTGCGATTCGGAGTGTTGTGTCTTCGGTGGCGTCTGCTGTTGGCGGGTTTTTCAGTTCGATGGCTTCTCGGGTTCGTGGTGCTGCCTCGTCCGGGTTTAACGCTGCGAGGAGTGTGGCTTCTTCTGCTATGCATGCTATGGGGTCCGCTGTGTCTAGTGGTGTGCATGGTGTGTTGGGTTTTTTCCGGAATTTGCCTGGCAATATTCGGCGTGCGCTTGGTAATATGGGGTCCCTGTTGGTGTCTGCTGGCCGTGATGTGGTGTCTGGCTTGGGTAATGGTATCCGGAATGCTATGAGTGGCTTGTTGGATACGGTGCGTAATATGGGTTCTCAGGTTGCTAATGCGGCGAAGTCGGTGTTGGGTATTCATTCCCCGTCGAGGGTGTTTCGTGACCAGGTTGGCCGGCAGGTTGTTGCCGGTTTGGCTGAGGGTATTACTGGTAATGCGGGTTTGGCGTTGGATGCTATGTCTGATATGGCGGGACGGCTTCCGTATGCTGTGGATGCCCGGTTTGGTGTGCGATCGTCTGTGGGCTCGTTTACCCCGTATGGCAGGTATCAGCGTATGAGCGAGAAGAGTGTTGTGGTGAATGTGAATGGACCCACGTATGGGGATCCTAACGAGTTTGCGAAGCGGATTGAGCGGCAGCAGCGTGACGCTTTGAACGCGTTGGCTTACGTGTGATAGGGGGTGTGGTTCATGTTTCTTCCTGACCCGTCTGATCGTTCGGGTTTGACTGTTACCTGGTCTATGTTGCCGTTGATTGGTAATGATCCGGAGCGTGTGCTTCATTTGACGGATTATACGGGGTCGTCTCCGATAATGTTGTTGAATGATTCGTTGCGCGGTTTGGGTGTTCCTGAGGTTGAGCATTTTTCTCAAACGCATGTTGGGGTGCATGGCTCGGAGTGGCGCGGGTTTAATGTGAAGCCTCGCGAGGTGACGCTGCCGGTGTTGGTGTCGGGTGTCGACGAGGATCCTGTGGGCGGGTTTCGTGACGGTTTCATGAAAGCCTATGACGAGTTGTGGTCTGCGTTTCCCCCGGGTGAGGTGGGGGAGTTGTCTGTGAAGACCCCTGCCGGTCGTGAGCGTGTGCTGCGGTGTCGGTTTGATTCGGTGGATGACACGTTTACGGTGGATCCGGTGAACAGGGGCTACGCCCGTTATCTGTTGCATTTGACGGCTTATGACCCGTTTTGGTATGGGGATGAGCAAAAGTTTCGTTTTAGTAACGCGAAGTTGCAGGATTGGTTGGGTGGCGGCCCGGTCGGCAAGAATGGCACGGCGTTTCCTGTGGTGTTGACGCCTGGTGTTGGTTCTGGCTGGGATAACCTGTCTAACAGGGGTGACGTGCCTGCGTGGCCTGTGATTCGTGTCGAGGGCCCGTTGGAGTCGTGGTCTGTGCAGATTGATGGTTTGCGTGTGTCTTCGGACTATCCTGTCGAGGAATATGATTGGATTACTATTGATACGGATCCTCGGAAGCAGTCTGCTTTGTTGAACGGGTTTGAGGATGTGATGGATCGTTTGATCGAGTGGGAGTTTGCTCCTATTCCGCCTGGCGGTTCGAAGAGTGTGAATATTGAGATGGTTGGTTTGGGTGCCATTGTTGTGTCGGTGCAGTACAGGTTTTTGAGGGCTTGGTGAGCGGTTGTGGCTGGTCTTGTTCCGCATGTAACGTTGTTTACGCCTGATTATCGTCGTGTGGCGCCTATCAATTTTTTTGAGTCGTTGAAGTTGTCGTTGAAGTGGAATGGTTTGTCGACGCTGGAGTTGGTGGTGTCTGGTGATCATTCGAGGCTTGACGGGTTGACGAAGCCGGGGGCGCGGCTGGTTGTTGATTATGGTGGTGGCCAGATTTTTTCTGGGCCTGTGCGTAAGGTGCACGGGGTTGGGCCTTGGCGGTCTTCCCATGTGACTATTATGTGTGAGGATGATATCCGCCTGTTGTGGCGCATGTTGATGTGGCCTGTGAATTATCGTCCCGGTTTGGTGGGTATGGAGTGGCGTGCTAATAAAGATTATGCCCACTATTCAGGTGCGGCGGAGTCGGTGGCTAAGCAGGTGTTGGGGGATAATGCTTGGCGTTTTCCGCCCGGTTTGTTTATGACCGATGATGAGAGTCGTGGCCGCTATATTAAGGATTTTCAGGTGCGGTTTCACGTGTTTGCCGATAAATTGTTGCCGGTGTTGTCGTGGGCTCGGATGACTGTTTCGGTGAACCAGTTTGAGAATAAGGTGAAGGATCAGCGTGGTTTGGTGTTTGATTGTGTGCCGGCGGTGACTCGTAAGCATGTGTTGACTGCCGAGTCTGGTTCGATTGTGTCGTGGGAGTATGTGCGTGACGCCCCTAAGGCTACTTCGGTGGTGGTTGGTGGCCGCGGCGAGGGTAAGGATCGGCTGTTTTGCGAGGATGTTGATTCGATGGCCGAGGATGATTGGTTTGATCGTGTCGAGGTGTTTAAGGATGCCCGTAACACGGATTCTGAACATGTGCATCTTATTGATGAGGCTGAGCAGGTGCTGTCCGAGTTAGGGGCCACGTCGGGATTTAAGATTGAGTTGGCTGAGTCGGATGTGTTGCGGTTTGGGCCTGGTAATCTTATGCCGGGTGATCTTATCTATGTGGATGTGGGCTCGGGGCCTATTGCGGAGATTGTGCGGCAGATTGATGTGGAGTGTGATTCGCCGGGTGACGGGTGGACGAAGGTGACACCTGTTGCGGGGGATTATGAGGATAATCCGTCGGCGTTGCTAGCGCGCCGTGTGGCTGGTTTGGCTGCAGGTGTGCGGGATTTGCAAAAATTCTAGAAAAGATTAGGGGTTTGTTGTGGGTATTGTGTGCAAGGGTTTTGATGGTGTGTTGACCGAGTATGATTGGGCTCAAATGTCTGGTCTGATGGGTAATATGCCGTCTGTGAAGGGTCCTGACGATTTTCGTGTCGGCACTACGATTCAGGGTGCCACAGTGTTGTGTGAGGTGTTGCCGGGGCAGGCGTGGGCTCACGGGGTGATGTGCACGTCGAATAGTGTTGAGACGGTGACAGGGCAGCTGCCTGGTCCTGGTGAGACTCGCTACGACTATGTTGTCCTGTCGCGGGATTGGGAGCAGAATACGGCCAAGTTGGAGATTGTTCCTGGGGGGCGTGCGGAGCGTGCCCGTGACGTGTTGCGCGCCGAGCCTGGCGTGTACCATCAGCAACTGTTGGCTACTTTGGTGGTGTCGTCTAACGGGTTGCAGCAGCAGCTTGACAGGAGGGCTATAGCGGCGAGGGTGGCGTTTGGTGAATCTGCGGCTTGCGACCCGACCCCAATGGAGGGTGACCGTGTGATGGTTCCTTCTGGGGCTGTGTGGGCTAACCATGCCAACGAGTGGATGTTGTTGTCTCCGCGGATCGAAACGGGTTCGAAGTCGATCATGTTTGGTGGTTCTGCTGTGTATGCTTACACGATCCCGTTTGGCCGCCAGTTTACGTCTCCGCCGGTTGTGGTGGCGTCTATGGGTACGGCGGCTGGTGGCACGGCACAGATTGATGTGAAAGCCTACAATATTACTGCCAAGGATTTTGGTTTGGCGTTTATCACGAATGACGGCTCGAAGCCTTCTGGTGTGCCTGCGATAGCTAACTGGATTGCTGTGGGCGTGTGACTGGGCTGTTGTTGTGGCCGTTGGTGTGATGTTGGGGGGCTGTGGTGTCGTGGTTTACTCCTGCACTGGTGGCCTCTATTTGTACCGCGTTGGCCACGGTTTTGGGTTCTGTTCAGGCGGTCACATCTAAATCTCGGAGGCGTTTGCGCCGCCTGTCGGCTCAGGTGGATGCGATGGAAGAGTATACGTGGGGTGTGCGGCGTGAGGTTCGCCGGTTTAACGCCGGGCTTCCTGATGGGGTTGATCCGCTTGTGTTGCCTGATCCGCCCGGTTTTTTGCAGGATTCGTTGGGGGGGTGAGTGATGAGGGAGTTGGAGGAAGAGAAGCGGCAGCGCCGCAATTTTGAGAAGGCTTCACTGGTGTTGCTGTTTTTGTCGCTTGTACTACTGGCGGTGGTTGCTGTGGGTGCTTTACGTTTCGGGGCTGTGGCTTCTGAGCGGGATTCGGAGCAGGCGAGGGCCCAGTCGAATGGTACAGCTGCCAGGGGGTTGGCTGCCCGTGTGAAGCGGGTGTGTACCCAGGGTGGCGTGGAGTCTGCGCGGCTTCACCGGTCTGGTTTGTGTGTGGATGCTGTGCGCACGGAGCGGAGTGTGCAGGGTGTGCCGGGTCCTGCCGGTGAGCGCGGCCCGCAAGGCCCTGCAGGGGTTGACGGCCGGGATGGTGTTAATGGTTCGGCTGGGCTGGTTGGCCCTATTGGTCCGCAGGGGTCCCCGGGTTTGAATGGTGTGAAAGGTCCTGACGGGTTGCCCGGTGCTAACGGCAAGGATGGTGTGAACGGTGTTGATGGTCGGGATGGTTCGGTTGGTGAGCGTGGTGATGTGGGCCCTTCAGGTCCTGCCGGCCCGCCTGGTGCACAGGGTGAGCGGGGCCCCGCCGGTGCGAACGGATCCGATGGTAAGGACGGTAAGGATGGTGCAGACGGGCGTGATGGGCGTTCGGTTGTGTCCGTGTACTGTTCCGGGGGTCGCCTGTTTGTGAAATATAGTGACGGTGCGGCTTCCACGATATCGGGTTCGGTGGCCTGCGAGAGTGTGAAACCATCGCCTATAGTTACCGTGTCATCCCGCAAATAGAAGAAGAGGGAAGGGTGTTACTGATGTTGGTCGTGTTTGGGGGTGGCGTGTTGTGAGATACATTCCTGCGGCGCATCACTCGGCCGGTTCTAATTCTCCGGTGAACCGGGTTGTGATTCATGCAACATGCCCGGATGTGGGGTTTCCGTCCGCCTCGCGTAAGGGGCGGGCGGTGTCTACAGCGAACTATTTCGCGTCCCCGTCGTCTGGTGGTTCGGCGCATTATGTGTGCGATATTGGGGAGACGGTGCAATGTTTGAGTGAGTCTACGATTGGGTGGCATGCCCCGCCGAATCCGCATAGTTTGGGTATAGAGATTTGCGCGGATGGGGGTTCGCACGCCTCGTTCCGGATACCGGGTCATGCTTACACAAGGGAGCAGTGGCTGGATCCTCGCGTGTGGCCTGCCGTAGAGAAGGCCGCCATCCTGTGTAGACGTTTGTGTGACAAATATAATGTTCCGAAGAGGAAGCTTAGTGCAGCCGATTTGAAGGCTGGCAGGCGGGGCATCTGTGGGCATGTGGATGTTACGGATGCGTGGCATCAGTCGGATCATGACGATCCTGGGCCGTGGTTTCCGTGGGACAAATTTATGGCCGTAGTCTGCGGCGGCAGTGGAGATAGTGAGGAGTTAACTGTGGCTGATGTGAAAGCCTTGCATGATCAGATTAAACAATTGTCTGCTCAGCTTACTGGTTCGGTGAATAAGCTGCACCACGATGTTGGTGTGGTACAGGTACAGAATGGCGATTTGGGTAAACGTGTCGAGGCTCTGTCGTGGGTGAAGAATCCGGTGACGGGGAAGCTGTGGCACACCAAGGATGCCCTGTGGAGCATCTGGTATTACGTGCTGGAGTGTCGTAGCCGTATTGACAGGCTTGAGTCTGCTGTCAACGGTTTGAAAAAGTGATGGTGATCTGTTGTGGGTAAACAGTTTTGGTTAGGTTTACTGGAGCGGGCGGCTAAGACTTTTGTGCAAACGTTTGTTGCTGTGTTGGGTGTGACGGCGGGTGTCACTTATACTGCGGAGTCGTTTCGCGGTTTGCCGTGGGAGTCTGCCCTGATTACGGCCGGGGTGGCTGCGGTGTTGTCGGTTGCTACATCGTTTGGTAACCCGTCATTTGTGGCTGGCAAGCCAGGCAAACAGCCTCAGGTGGATGCGGGTTTGGTTCCACCGGATGATGGGGGCATGGTTGAGCCGCACTCGGTGGATGTGTCGGATCCTGGCATGATAGAGCCGATAGATGATGCAGATGTTGCCGGCTATGTGCCGAAGCGTGCAGCCGAGTCTGAGGTTGGCACGGTAGAGTCTACTGTTGCATAATTGAACATAGATGTGTGCCCCAGCGGTGCTGCCACGATCGTGTGGTGGTTGCCGATGGGGCACTATTTCTGTATATGCGGTGTGGCTATGATTCGTGGTTGTTGATGGTGTCTTCGAGCATCTGATACAGGTGGAGGCAGGTAGAGATCGTATCGCTGGCCTGGTCTAGAACATCCTGGCCGATAACATTTTTATGGTTGTCACGGTGACAGGTGATAGCCCACATGATCTCGTCGGATGCCGCCTGCAATAGTTTGGCCTGGTATGCGATTCCGGCGAGCCAGTCTAGTGCTTCCTGGTTTGCATAGGGGTTCTGGTCCTCGCTGTTGCCACGGGTGTTGCTGTTGTTTGGGTGTCCTGCACTGTCGCATAACCACAGGATTTCGCTGCACTCGTCTAGCGTGTCCTGGTCGATAGCGAGATCGTCGAGGCTGACTTCGTTGACGGTAAGGTTCACGTTGTCGAGGGAGATGGGTACACCGTACTGGTTTTCGACACTGTCAACAATGTTTTCCAGCTGTTGCATGTTGGTGGGCTGTTGTTGGACGATACGGTGTATCGCTGTGTTGTGTGTGTTGTTCATCGTGTTATGCCATTCCTTCGTTATCGTCTGGCATGTAGTATGTGCTGTTTGCGTACTCGGTTAACGTCATCAGTGTTTGGTCTGCCCACTGTTTCACAGTCTGCCGGGTTACTCCGAGTCGCTGTGCGGCTGTGGCGTAGGTTTGGTCGTATCCGTAGACTTCACGGAATGCCGCCAACCGTGCCAAATGTTTTCGCTGTTTGGATGGTTCACAGGATAGGGTGTAGTCGTCGATGGCTAGCTGTAGATCGATCATGGCGACAAGATTGTTGCCATGATGTTGTGGCGCGGTTGGTGGGGGTGGCATGCCTGGCTCCACTGATGGTTTCCATGGTCCGCCGTTCCATATCCATTGGGCGGCTTGGATGATGTCGGCTGTGGTGTAGGTTCGGTCCATGTGTCATCCCCTGAACAGGTTGTCGAGGTTGTCTGGGTTGCTGGTGTTGGTGGTGTCGAATCGTCCGACGCAGTGGCAGTAGTCGTACATGAGTTTGATAATGTGTTGGTGGTCGCCGAGGTAGGTGTTTCCGCTGATGCTGTAGGTGGCTGTGCCGTCTTTGCTGATAGTGTATTTGGCGGTGATGGTTTCGGGTGTTTCGGTGTTGGTGATGATTGCTGTGGTGGTGGCGCCTACGGTTTGTAGCCTGGTGGTTTGGGTTCCGTCGTCGAGGATTGTCGTGACCATTGTGGGGTTCTCCTTTTAGTTGCTGGTTTGGCTGTCGGCTAGATGAATAATATCGGGTAAAGGTTTCGGTTGGTCTAGGTGTTGTATGGTTTTGTTGGCTAGCCGTTTGGCTACCCTGTAGCACATTTTGGTGTAGTGTTTGTTGTCTAGGTTGTGGTATTGTTCCCGCACCGCAATATATAGCAAAGAGTCTTGGTATAGGTCGTCTGCACTGATTGCGGGGTAGTGTGTGGCTGTTTTGGTGCATGCCCGGTTGAGTGTGCGTAGATGCTGGTTTGTGGCCCACACCCACGATGCGGTGGTGGCTAGGTATGCTTTTGTTGGTCGTCTGCTCATGACACTATTTCATCTCGCTATCTGATAGTTGTTTGGTGTTTTGTTGTTGATAGTGTAGCACACTAGTCCGGGGTGGCCGGTAGTGCCTGTGCGGTGCCGGAACCATGTGGATTCGCCTTCCATGGATGGGCATTGGATGAAGGTGCGTTGTCCTTGCTCGGAGATTTCTAGGTGGTGCCGGTGCCCGGCCATGAGAATATTAGATGTGGTGCCGTTGTGGAATTCTTGGCCGCGCCACCATTCGTACTGTTTGCCGGTTTTCCATTGGTGCCCGTGGGCGTGCAGGATTTGTGTGCCGGCCACATCAACGGTGGTGGTCATTTCGTCCCTGTCAGGGAAGTGGAAGTGGAGGTTGGGGTATTGGTTGTTGAGCTGGTAGGCTTCTGCGATGGCCCGGCAGCAGTCCACGTCGAAGGAGTCATCGTAGGTGGTGACGCCTTTACCGAATCTTACGGCTTCTCCGTGGTTGCCGGGGATGGAGGTGATGGTGACGTTGGCGCAGTGGTCGAACATGTGGACGAGTTGCATCATGGCCATGCGGGTGAGCCTGATTTGTTCTGTCAAGGGTGTTTGTGTGCGCCAGGCGTTGTTGCCTCCTTGTGACACGTATCCTTCGATCATGTCGCCGAGGAAGGCGATGTGGACTCGTTGCGGTTTGCCTGCCTGTTGCCAGTAGTGTTTTGCGACTATGAGGGAGTGCAGATAGTGGTCGGCGAAGTGTGCTGTTTCTCCTCCGGGGATGCCTTTGCCGATTTGGAAGTCTCCTGCCCCGATGACGAAGGCCGCAGTGCTGTAGTCGGTGCGGGTGTTGTCGGCTGGTTTTGGTGGCTGCCAGTCGGCTATCTTGTCGACGAGTTCGTCCACAGGGTAGGGGTTTGTTGCGGGCTGGTGGTCGATGATTTTTTGTATAGATCGGCCTGTTTCTCCGTTGGGGAGTGTCCATTCGGAGATGCGTGTGCGGCGTACAGTACCATTGGCTAGATCGTCGCGGATGGTGTCTGCTTCGCTGTCGTGGTTGGCTAGCTGTGTGAGTAGCCGGTCAATGTTGTCTATCATCGGATATCCTTTTCTTTGTTTTGGGTGGTGTTGGCTTGTTTGCGGCGATAGTCTTTAATTACGGTGGCGGAGATGGGGTATCCTGCCTGGGTGAGCTGTTTTGCTAGCCACGAGGCGGGGATAGACCTGTCGGCGAGCACGTCGGCAGCCTTGTTGCCGTAGCGTTGAATAAGGGTTTCAGTTTTGGTTGCCATGATATCCTATCGGTTGCGTGGCGGGTTGCCATCCTGTGCGGCAGTCGCCGTCGTGTCCTGGTTTGCGTGTGCACCATGTGATGGTGCCGTCTGTGTGGTTGAGTGTTTTTCCGCACATGACGTTTTGTAGATGCTCCGGCAGCTGGTCAGTGTTGTTGCTGGTTTGCGTGTCGAAGAGTGTTTTCTGGTTGGTGAAATGCTCGGATACGGTGCCGTTGTGTACGGGTAGTATCCATGTTTTCCATTGTTGTTGTAGCCGGGTGTTCCAGTGGAATTGTTTGGCCGCGTTCATGGCTTGTTTTTCGGTTTTGTAGTAGCCGACTAGTATGCGCTGGTGTTCACTGTCGGGTGGGTTTTGGCCTCGCCAGTATTGTGCTGCGACGGCGTACCTGTTGTTGTCTGTGAAGGTTTGCCAGCAGTATTCGATAATGTGCTGAAGCACACTGTCTGGCAGACTGTCAGGGTTGATGGTGGTGTTTTGGGTGATGATGCCGCGGATGGCTTGCCGGTTTTTGGTGGTTGGTTTGAACGAGATGCTCACAGTGCGGGCCTGTCGTCTTGCATGAACTGGTTGAAGGTGTTGTTTCCGGCGTGTTGGGCTTGTGTGATTTGCTGGTCGGTCCAGTCTGGGTGTTGCTGTTTCAGATAGTGCCAGTGGCACGCATTGTAGGTTTCGTCTTGGAGCCGTGTGAGATTGTTTTCTTCGATGATTTGTTTCCACATGGCCCATGACACGTCGAGCCGGTTAAGGATTTCGAGGGCTGGAATGTTGAATTGGTTGAGGAAGAGTATTTCGTGGGTGTAGTAGTTTTTCTCGTAGGCGTCCCATCCGCTTCGGTGCCTGTTGGGCTGGTTTTTGGGGTAGGCTTCCCGGCATACTTTGTGTAAACGCTTGGCCATGTCGTCGGGTAGTTTAATGTCGGGGTTGGCGCGGATCATGGATCGCATCCCATCATAGGTGGTGCCCCAGGTGTGCATGATGTAGGTGGGGTCTTCACCATCAGCCCATTTTTCTGCACAGATGGCGAGGCGGATACGCCTCCTGGCTGCTTGGCTGGTGTTGCGCCGGTTGGGGATTGGGCACGTGTCGAGGGGATCCATGATGTTTTAGTGTACCTTTCTGGTTTCGTGTTGTTGACAGGTTTTACTGTAGCACAGTGTCTAGTGCTTGTGTCAACCCTGTTTTTCCGGCCTGAAGGTAGGTGTCTGTGACATCCCCCAGGGTGAGGGGCACATGGGTGGCTTGGGGGAGCGCTGCCTGGAGGGTTTGGGCCATCTGGCGGCCTGCCTTGTCTGGGTCTGACCATATGTAGATGTGGTCGTAGCCTTCAAAAAATTTGGTCCAAAAGTTTTGCCACGAGGTTGCGCCGGGTAGGGCGACGGCCGACCATCCGCATTGTTCGAGGATCATGGAGTCGAATTCGCCTTCGCAAATGTGCATTTCGGCTGCCGGGTTGGCCATGGCGGCCATGTTGTAGATGGAGCCTGTGTCCCCGGCTGGGGTTAGGTATTTGGGGTGGTTGTGGGTTTTGCAGTCGTGCGGGAGTGAGCAGCGGAAACGCATTTTTCTTATTTCGGCTGGGCCGCCCCAAACGGGGTACATGTAGGGGATGGTGATGCACTGGTTGTAGTTTTCGTGGCCTGGTATGGGGTCATTGTCGATGTATCCAAGGTGGTGGTAGCGGGCTGTTTCTTCGCTGATGCCTCTTGCTGAGAGCAGGTCGAGTATGTTTTCGAGGTGGGTTTCGTAGAGGGCTGAGGCTTTCTGGATTCGGCGGCGTTCCGCAATGTTGTATGGGCGTATGCTGTCGTACATTCGGGTTTTCTTCTTCTAATCGTTGTTGCAGCTTATGGAGTCCGCCTCCGATACCGCATGTGTGGCAGTACCAGACGCCCTTGTCGAGGTTGATGCTCATGGAGGGCTGGTGGTCGTCGTGGAACGGGCAGAGGATGTGTTGCTCGTTTTTGGATGGGTTGTAGCGTATCCGATAGGTGTCGAGGAGGCGGCGGGTGTCAGAGGTGTGGGAGGAGCTCGTTGAGGGTTGATACCACATAGGCTTCGCTCCAGGGTTTGTTGCGCTGTTTCATGATGACGAGTCCGATGGTGGACTGGTTTTCGCGGTTTCGATGGGTTTCATAGTTTCGTGCCTCGGTAGTTGCTTCTTTGACGAATTGGGCGAGATGGGGCTGCCCGGCCTTGGCTTCGATCACATAGGTGTGGTTGCCGGTTTTGAGGATGAGGTCGCCTTCGTCCTCTTTACCGTTGAGGTGGAGGCGTTCAATATCGTGTCCGATGTCGCGTAGCTGATGCAATAGTCGTGTTTCCCATTCTGCGCCTGCCCGCCGGTTGCGTGCCTGCTGTGTGGCCATAGTTTTTTAGAGTCCTTTGTGTGTTGTGGTCATGTTCCATGGCTGTTTTTCGGCGAGGGGCCCGAAGAATGTGTATTCGGGGTAGGCTCGTAGCCGTTCGTATCGGGTGCCGTCGGGGCTGGATTTGCCGGTGCGCTGTTTGAGTACGGCGATGCGTGCCTCTGCCGGTATCGATAGGCCGTTGCCGTTGTCTTCGCCGCCATAAAGTGAGACTCCTAGGATGAGTTGTGGTTTTTCGGAGAGGCCGTTTTTGATTTCTCGCCTAGCCGGGGGGTGTTCGATGTCGGTTCCGGTTTTGTCGGTTGCGTGGTGGGTGACGATGATGGTGGAGCCGGTATCCCTACCTAATGCTGTTATCCATTGCATGGCTTCTTGCTGTGCCTGGTAGTCGGATTCGCAGTCTTGGATGTCCATCAGGTTGTCTATGACGATGAGTGGTGGAAATGTGTTCCACATTTCCATGTAGGCTTGCAACTCCATGGTGATGTCGGTCCATGTGATAGGTGACTGGAATGAGAATGTGATGTGTTGGCCGTGGTGGATGCTGTCTCGATAGTATTCTGGCCCGTAGTCATCAATGTTGTGTTGTATCTGTGTGGTGGTGTGTTGGGTGTTGAGTGAGATGATTCGCGTGGAGGCCTCCCAGGGTGTCATGTCCCCTGATATGTAGAGGGCGGGCTGGTTGAGCATCGCTGTGATGAACATGGCTAGCCCGGATTTTTGACTGCCGGACCGCCCCGCAATCATCACCAAATCCCCTTTGTGGATGTGCATGTCCAGGTTGCGGTAGAGGGGTTCTAGCTGGGGTATTCGGGGCAGCTCGGCAGCTGTTTGGGAGGCTCTCTCGAAGGATCGTTGTAGAGAGAGCATCGGGACCTTATCTATCTATCGGTTGGATGTGTATTGGTGGTCAGATGGAGTCGATGTCTACATCAGCATCAGTAGAGGCTGTGGTATCGTCTAGCTGGCCGTTATCGCGCTTGTCTACGTATTCGGCAACCTTATCATAGATGGCGTCGTCCAATGGTTTGAGCACGACAGCGTTGAACCCGTTTTTGGTGCGCACGGTGGCGAGTTTGAAGGCCTGCTCCTCGCCAAGATAGGCTTCGAGGTCGCGGATCATGGAGTGTGGGCGATCGTTGCTGCCGCGCGCTTTCTCGATAATAGCATTGGGGATGGTTTCTGGGGTGCCGTTGTTGAGATCGTCTAGGGTGTGGAAGATGGTGACATCAGCGTAGATGCGGTCTGCGACCTGTCCACCGTAGCCTTCAGTGTTGTGCTCGACGTCGCGGATTTTGAAGGCGATGGCGGTGGCGTCCTGGTTTCGGGACGGGTTAAAGAAGGTGCTGTTGCTGTTGTTGCGGTAGTTGGCGAGTCCCATAACTGTTGTTTCCTTTTACTGTTTGTGTTTGTTTCTTGTTGTTGGTTTGTGTCGGTTTTATCGGGTGAGGCTGTTTCGTTTGGTGCGGAACGCCTCGGAGACGTCACTGTTACTGGTGATGGTTTTCTTGTACTGTTTGAGTAGATCGGCTAGTTGCGCCTTGCTTGTTGCGTTGTTGATTTTGTCGATGACGATGCTGTTTTCTTTGCTGGCGATGTTGTCTACATAGTTTTTGGCTGCCTGATTGTATCGGTCTTGGAGGATGATTGATGCGCTCGCTACCAGGGTGGCTAAATCCCAGTCTTTGGAGACTGTTTCGTCTTTCAATCCGCCCAACAGGTCGATGATGGCCTGTTTCGCCTGATCAGCGTTGTCTCCGCGGATGACGGTCCATGGTGCAGCATAGTCGCCCCCATATTTGAGTGTGATCGTTAGTCGATCATTGTCTGTGATATGTTCGTCGGTCACTTGTTTTCCTTTTCTTTATTGTCTGTTTGGGGTGGCTGTACGGTAGTTTCTATCGGGTATCTGTACGAGTTTTTGCCGTTTACGGCCCAGCAGGCGTCTTGTACAGGGCATCCTTTGCAGAGTGTTGTGACGTGTGGGACGAAGATTCCTTGACTGATTCCTTTCATTGCTTGACTGTACATGGATGATACATGCCGGTAGGTGTTGTTGTCAAGGTCGTAGAGTTCGGTTGCTGTGCCCTGTGTCGGGGACTTGTCGTCGTTGCGGCTGGTGGCCGGCGTCCAAAACATGCCTTTTGTCACATCGTTGCCGTGTTGTTCGAGCATGTACCTGTATGTGTGCAGCTGCATGCTGTCTGCTGGTAGGCGTCCTGTTTTGAGGTCGAGGATGAATGTTTCGCCGGTGTCGGTGTTGGTGAAAACGCGGTCAATATATCCGACTATTTTTGTGTCATCGTTCAGGATGGTTTCTACCGGGTATTCGATGCCGGGTTTACCGTCCAGGATTGCGGTGATGTATTCTGGGTGGTTGCGCCTCCATGTTTTCCAGCGGTCCACAAAGGTGGGACCGTATATCATCCACCAGTCGTAGTCTTTCTTGTGCGGCCCGCCTGACTCGCACATGTTTTTGCATATTCGGCCGGAGGGTTTGATTTCGGTGCCTTCGGATTCGGCGAGGGCGACTTGTGTGTCGAAAACGTTTTTGAAGGATGAGAGCTTGTCTGGCAGTGCAGGGTATTCGGCGGGATTGTACAGGTGGAGGTCGTACTGTTCGGTGATGTGGTGTATGGCGCTTCCGGCGATGGTGGCGTACCAGGTGTGGTGTTGGGCGTGGTAGCCGTGTTGGAGGCGCCATTTTTCTCCGCATTCGGCCCACTGGGTGAGTGAACTGTAGGAGATGTGGCCTGGATGGTCGATGGTGGACGGTTTTTGTGCTAGAGGCATTACTTGTCGCCTTTGTGGGTGTTCCATGGGTTGCGGGTGTCTTGGCCGGCATTGTGTTGCTGGTAGGCGAGGAGTGCGAGGCAGTGCCAGGCTGCGTGTGCCAGATGCGGTAGTCCGGATTCGCGGTCGAGGTTGTTGCCTTGCTGCCATGATAGGAGGTGCCTGTAGAGGGCGTCGACGCTGTGGCTCCACGGGTATCCTCCGGTCCAGTTGTTGTCGCCGTATTTGGTGGCGCCGTATCCGGCTACTTCGCCTAGGGCGTGAAGGGATGCGGGGTCGATGAGGGATATTCGGCATTGTTTGAGTTCTTTTCGGGCACCGGTGTTGGGGTCGGTGTACATGCGGGTGGGCTCATCCATGGGGTGTGTGCGCCTTTCTAGGGGGTGGGTTACTGGTTGGGGTTGTGGGCTAGGGCGACGGCGAGAATGACGATGGCGAGGGTTTCTGCGATCAGGATGGGTGTTGTGATCATTTGTGGTCTTTGGGCTGGTAGGTGAGTGTTGATGCACCCAGGAGGGTGGCGAGGGCGCATGCGGCGATGATGGCGAGGGCTGCCTTATGTGTGGTGCCGGTTGCGTACATCCATGTGATGATGGCGCCTTGGATCCATGCCAGGGTGGTGAAGAATGTTTCGTAACTGTGCAGCTCAATGTTGTTGGGGGTGTTCATGCTTGCTCCTGAAGAATGGTGTTGATGGTTTTGTAAATGTTGTACAGGTCGGTTTCGATAGATAATAGTTGGTTGATTTGGTGGTCGAGGTTGATGTCTGGGTTGAGGGTGTTGATGCGGGAGGCGATGTCGGTGGCTGTGCGTAGGGTGCTGCCGGTGTGGTGAATAATGTGTGCCGTGTCTGCGAGTCCGGTGGTGACAGCGTAGTGAGAGAGGAGAGGCATGGCGGGGGATGCTCCTTGGCGGGTTACTGTTGCGGGTTGATGTTGAGGTCGGTGACGTGCGGGTGGTCTTCTGTTCCTGTGACGAGGCAGTGGACGGTGACTGGGAGTTTGGATGCACCGGGCTGTTTCGCGGTGGCGCCGTAGACGATGGAGAAGGTGTCTTTACCAATAATTTTGTGGAGTTGGAGGTCGATGTCGGGGTTGCCGTTCCAGTTGACACCGTGTGCGGCGGCCTGTTGTTCGGCTTTGCGGTTGCAGGTGTGTGCCGCCGTGATCATGGTGAGTCCGGTTGCGGTTTCTTCACCCCTTGCTTGGGCTTGCTTGTGGGTTTTGGCCTGCTCGGCTTGCAGTGACTGTTCTGCGGCTGCCTGCCGTGCTTTCTTTTCGGCTTTGCGCTGTTGGGTAGTCTTGGGTGTCCATTCGGTGTTGGCTGTGGTGGCTTGTGGGGCTGGCTGTGAGGCGAGTGGCGGATTGTCGTCTGGGGCTGGCATGAATGAGCATGCGGCGATGATGGCGGCTGCGATGCCTGCGATGGTGTAGCCGTTTTTCTTGTTCATGTTTTGTGTCCCCTTTCCGGGGTGCTGTTCGTTGCTGACATGATCAATAATGGTGTGGGGGTTGTCTGATGTCAAGTGTGCGCTCAACGATTGTGAGCGATACTTGTGTGGCTTGGGGTTTTATCGGGCGAATAAGGTGAGTAGGTGGCCAACATTGATGCGGGTCACGTTCCAGTAGAGTTGTGTGGCTTCCCCACCGGTGAGTGGCTTCCACTCGTCATGGCTGTAGACGGTGCCGTCGGATGCGATGAATGTGTTGGGGCGCAGCTTGTGAAGTTCAGTCTCTACGCTCTGCCGGTAGGCTTCGGCGAGGCCCTCAAAATCGAGGTGGTCGCAGGAGAGGTTTTCGAGGCGTGTCAGGTCGAAGGGTGTGGGGCAGTCGTAGCTGGCGGGGGTGTAGAGCTGGGTGAAGTGGTTGGCGATCTTTTGCATGACGGGTTCCTTTCTGGTGTGTGGATGGTTTTTATCGTGTGGCTTCGGCAATAATGGCGTCGAGGTCGATAATGTCGATCATGTCGTGGAGTTCCTCGGCCTCATCCGCGGTGAGTGGCTGCCAGTCCTGGGGTCCGTATATGGCGCCGTCGAGGGTGATGGTCCAGTCGGACTGGATGAGTCGGATGGCTTCTTCGACTTTGGCGTGATACATGCGGCGCACCATATTCAGATCCATGTCGTCTGAATGGTCTCCGGTGAGGGTGTGGAGGCTGAGTGGATCGATTTCTGTCTGCCCGTAAAGGCTGGTGAATGATGGGGTGATGAGTGTGTCACACATGAGGGGATGCTCCTTTCTGGATTGTTTAGGTTGGTTGTTGTGGTTTTTATGGTGTGGTGATTGTGATCCACAGTCAAGGCTGCGCTCAAACCCCGTGAGCGTTTCATGTGTGTGACATGGGATGTGCCATATCTCACTTAATCCCTTATAGCCTCTCTCGGCGTCTCAAATCTTCTAGGGGTAGGATTATGCAGGGTCAACCCTGCTGATCGATTCTAGGGGCCTTCTAGGGCGTCTCAGGGGTATGTCTGGGTGATAGCAGGTGTGGCAGATGATCTAGCGAGTTAAGGTGCCGAGCTTAGACATAAGATCTATCATCTAGGTGTGTGAGATAGGCCACATTCGCCTGGCTTGGTGTACACTCTCAAGGCCGCTCTGCCGATCTGGCATAGAGAGTGTAGCCCAGAAATGCCGTTTAAAGCCTCCCTATGGCGTCTAGGAGCGCCTTGCAGGGTGGGGGCTAGATTTATACCCCCAGCATATTCTGATCGATTCTAGACGCCTGCAGGAGCCTAATACACGATCAGCCATCCAGGCGCGGATCACCAGCCCCTATCCTGCTTAGCTAAGCCTCAGCTATGTGGACAGTGTTGGATACTGTGAGGGGAGAAGGACACGGTAAAAAGAAGAGGGGGGAGCATCAGCCTTCAAGTCTTAGGTACTTAAGTTAACCTTAGAGACTTAGCACCGAGCCCTTGAGGGGCTCGGCATCAGCCTCATCGGGCTCAGCCGATCAGGCACAGCCCTTAAAGGGGTACACGCCATCAGGGAAGGCTTTCGAGTACGAGGAGCCCTAGCGACGAGTACTCGAAAGCCTGAGGGAACACCCTCAGCACTGATGGGCCTAGCGTGTTCGGAAAGGACACAGGGGTAAGGTGTGACAGCTATCCGGGAGTGAAACCTGTTCTGACTAGGGGTTTCAGCCTTAACCACCTGTAAAGGTTACAAGACTCTAAGAAAATTTAAGGAAAAGTTTAGGTTTGATTTTTGGACCTTTGCCACCAAAAACACCCGTTTACACCCCTCAAACCCGCCTATAGAGCCAAATCCGCCAGTTTGACTCATCCCAGGTGGCATATGATAGGCTGGACAGGTAGCCAGCTGGACGCAAGGCCGAAATCCGCTGACGCGGCTTTCACCCTTACATTCATCAGTCTACCAAACACTTTAAAGCTTCAAGGCTTAGCACTGATGGGCTTAGCGCTTAGCACCGAGCCCCTCAAGGGCTCGGCATCAGTCTTAGGTACTTAAGGATCTAAGTTACTATAAAAGCTTTAAAGTCTTAAAGTACATATAAAACCTTAACAGTTAAACGTTTAAAGCTTTAAAACTTAACACTACAGTAACAGTTAAAAGTTTATAAACCTTAACACCTAAGTTAAGTATAAAACCTTAAAAGCTAACACCTTAAGGATATAAACTTAACATCAGTGTTTAAGACTTTAAAACTTAAAGTAAATATAAAGACTTATAAACTTTAATACTTTAAGTAACTATAAAACCTTAAAGCTTTAAACACTTAAAGTTAACCATCAGTCTTAAACTTTAATATGATAACCTATAAGTCTTAAAGCTTATAGGTATTATAATATAATATTATTATATAAGTTATAAAAGTTTTAGAAGAGCTAAGAGGTTAACTTCTTTACTTCTCTTCTCTTCTTTTCTTCATCAGGGGAGAAGAGGAACCTTTATCATCAGCGCCGATGGGCTTTCACCGTGTGACTCGTGTGCTTCTAGTCGCAAGCTCCCATCGCACACTCCCCACACTCTTACACCCGTGTCCCTTTCAAGCTTAGCGTGTTTCACTTCAGGCGTACGGCGTGTCACGCTTAAACCCTTAACATCAGGTAAGACTTAAAGTGTATATTATATGTAGAAGACTTTAAAACCTATAAGATGTTCCTGCTTAGCCTGTGTCCTACACCGCTAGGCGCTAAGCGCTAAGCCTGAAACGCGAACACACACCCACCCCCATTTTTCTTTCGCGTCCTCCTTCTTTTTGACACAGCTGGGGGGCGATGTGATCTTTCTCATACCTGTGGGGGGTAGTGGAGAAAACAACCACCCCGGCACAAACAGAACACCCCCTCAAACGAACAAAACAGTCCCTAGAATCGATCGGCAGGGCATCGGTAGAGTATTCCTACCCCCAACAGTTCCCCGGCCGCTAGAGAGGCAATGAGAGGCTCGCAGGGGTCATAGGTGATCGGGGGACATGATGGCACACACCAACCGCACCGCATCCTCCGCACACCGGCGCTGGCGGCAACGACTCATCACCCAAGCCAAACAGCAAGGCCAAACCACCTGCCCACTCTGCGGAACCCAGATAGCCTGGGGCACACATGACCTGCCAACCAGCCCCGAAGCCGACCACATCACACCCGTCAGCCGCGGGGGACTCAACACCCTCGACAACGGGCAAATCATCTGCAGAACATGCAACAGAAGCAAAGGCAATCGCAGCGAACCAAACATCAAACTCCAACAACAAACCACAAAAACCTTGATCCCATGGTGACAAACCCGCCAACCCCCACCCGGACCACCCCCTGCACACCCATGCAAGACCTCGTACGGCTTAGTGAAATACCTCCCTTTTGTGGATTTGTCTGTTTGTCGACTTTTTGTGTTGG